TTTATGCTTATGCCAATGTATGCCGATTTATTACGTGTTCAAGCAATTGAATTTAACGATATGATGCGAAAGTCTGCATATTCATTTGAAATAATAAACAATAAATTACGTATATTTCCTGTTCCAGTAAAACCTTTTAAACTATGGATGGACTACATAGTAAAAGAAGAAAGAAATAATCCACTAAAATATGCATCAGGATCTGTTTCAGATATGTCAAATGCTCCTTATGATTTTATGGATTATGGTAATATAAATTCTGTTGGAAAAACATGGATATACAGTTTTGCACTTGCACTTGCAAAAGAAACATTAGGATATATTCGTGGAAAATATAGTTCTATTCCAATACCAAATGGTGAAACAACATTAAATGCTTCTGATTTATTATCCGCCGCCACTGCTGAAAAAACTGCATTAATTGCGGAATTACGTGAAATATTAGATACAACTACAAGAGCAAAATTATTAGAAGCAAAACGGTCTGAAATTGAAAGTTTGAATGCTACTCTTGTTGGTAGTCCATTACTAATTTATATTGGATAAAATAATGCCATTATTTCATGGAAAACGTGATGCCAGTTTAATTCATAAATTGAATGTAGAATTGGTTAGCGATATTATTGACACAAGAGTTGGTTTATACAAACTATCAATTCAAGATACAAAAACAAACATATACAATGAATCGGATAAGAAAATTTATTTTAGTCCATTAATGATTCCAGCATTGATTGATTATCAAGCACAGACATATGAAGGAACAGAATTTGGTACAGACTATACACAATTGTGTAATTTTGCATTTATTCGTGAATACTTAAAAGAAGCTGAAACTTTTGTTGAAGTTGGTGATGTTATAGAATATAATGGTGAATGGTGGGAAATAGATTCTGTACAAGAAAATGAATATTTTGGTGGAAAAAATCCAGAATATTCTTTTGCAACAGAAAAATGGGGATATAATGTTTCTATTATTGCATCATCACACTTAACAAGAAGGTCAAGAATACATATAGAAGAATTTAGACCCGCTGTTATTAAAAATACAAATGATTTACCGAGCAACATATAATGAAAAATTCATCAAAATATAGGATACCACCAATAAAAAGAACGCAGAGTTCTTTCATAGATGATATAAATTCAAAAGAAAATCCTAGAATAGATTTAGGAAAAGCCAGAGAAACACAAATTCGTAGAGATAAAGATAAAGTTAAAAGTTTAGGCATAACACTTTATGATATAGATTTTGCTGTCAAATCATTTATAGATAATAGTATGCAAATTAAAGTGGAAGATGGTGGTGAATCTATTGATGTTCCTACAATTTACGCTAATGCAGAAAAATGGGCATCCATACAAAAAGATGGTTTCTTAAAAGATAAAAAAGGAAAAACAATAGTTCCGATAATAACATTTCGTAGGTCAGGAGTAAATGTTGTTCCTGAAATGCGTAGAAATAAAGTTGCAACTACAAATCAAATTAGATACATAATGAAACAACCATATAGCGTAAATCAACCATATGATAGATTTAGTATTCAATATGATAATAAAAAATCATATGAATATTTTACCACACCGGCTCCAGATTACGTAGATGTTACATATGATTTTGTTATGTGGTGTGAATATCAAAGTCAATTAAATTATTTAGTTGAAAACTTTGTTTATTATGCAGGACAATCTTTTGGTGAAAAAAACTTCTTTAAATTTGCAACAAATTTAGAAAATGTAACAATGGAAGATAGTAATACAACCGGACAAGATAGATTAGTTAGAGCAAATTTTCAATTAGTTGTTCATGGGTATCTTGTGCCAAAAGATATATCTACACAAACTACAACAAAAAGAATAGTATCTCCCAATAAAATACGATTTGTTTCCGAAACATTTTCTGATATAAACGATATTTTACTCCAAGAAAGAACAAATGATGGATTTAGATCAATAAATGATTAAATAAAAATACTAAAAATTACATTCTACAAAAAAAATAACATATTTATATGTGTTATTTGTTATTAACTAAATGAGGTTTTATATGTCTGAAAATGTTGAAAATAACGTTATTTCAAATGAAGTATCACAAGATGATATTGAAAAAGTAAAATTATTAAGAACAAAATATGCAACTGTAACTGCACAAATTGGACAAGTTGAGGTTGAGTTACATATTACTAAAAAAAGAATCGAAGATGTTTCATCTTTGAGAGAAAAATTACTTCAATCCTATATGGATTTACAAAAAGAAGAAGAAGATTTAGTTAAAGAATTAAATGATAAGTACGGAGATGGTGTGCTAGATTTAGAACAAAATAAATTTGTACCATCAAAAGAAAGTTAAAATTTTTTAATTTGTTGTATCAAATTTGATTACATAATTTTTTGGAGAAAATAGTGGCTAATGAAAGAATTGTAAGTCCTGGAGTCTTTACCAATGAAAAAGATTTATCATTCCTTCCACAAGGAATTGGTGCTATTGGTGCTGCACTCATTGGACCAACGCTTAAGGGACCTGCTTTTGTCCCGACTTTGGTAAATGGATATTCTGATTTTTTGAGTATATTTGGCGGTGCATATGAACAATCATATTTGCCATATACTGCTAAAAGTTATTTGAATAGTGCAGGAAGTGCGACTGTTGTTCGTGTTCTTGGTTCCGGTGGCTATAAATTGACACATCCTCTTGCAATAGTTGCTAGTGGATCATTTGGTCACAGATTGATTTCATTGCTACATCCAACATTTGTTGTTAGTAGTGCTGATTCTGAATCGTTGTTTAGATTATCTTCAACCGTAGATAATGTAGAAGGATTTGTACTAACACTTTCTGGTTCATTCTCAACAGACACAACTGCATTTACAAATGCAGTAAGTCAAAATGGTACAAATTTTAGTGCATCTATAGATCCTAACAGTGCAGATTTTATTGGAAATATATTTGGATATAATCCATATGGAACAAATGCTGTTTACAATTATGTTTCATTTGCAAATGATGCTCAATTTTTAATTGATACTTATGGTGGAGAGCCATTGGTTATTTTACAAACAGGTTCTTTAACCGGTCAAGAATGGGATTTTACAGATGATTATTCAGAGGCATCAACACCATGGATAACTTCACAAAAAATTGGTGGTAATGCAAATAATTTATTTAAATTTCATACACTTTCTCATGGTATACATTCTAACTATGAAATAAAAATAGGTATAGCTAATATTAAACCTGCTGGAACAATAGCTGGATCTGAATACGGAGAATTTGATGTTGTAGTTAGATTTGTTGACCAATCTAAATTACCACAAACACCATTTACAACACAAGATGATGATATTAGACCAAATATAGTAGAATCATTTAGATGTAACCTTGATCCAAATTCACCAAAATTTATTTCAAGAGTTGTTGGTGATAGATATGTAACTATTAATGATGAAGGAAAAGTAATAGTAAATGGTGATTATTCCAATAAATCAAAATATATTAGAGTTGAAGTAACAGATGGTGTTGCTAATGCCGCTGTTTCTGCAATAAATGTACCATTTGGTTTTCGTGCTTTAAAATCACCAATTCCAAGTGGATTTGCACAACCCGCAAGTGCTTCTTATGTATCATCACAGGTAATTGCTAATGAATACAACAGACGTGTTTATTTTGGATTTGATTACGATTTTGGAACATCAGATAACTTTAATTATTTACGTCCACTTCCTGTTATTTCTCGTCAAACTACTGGCCTAAATGCAGATTTTTACTTGGGCGATTATGATCAAGCTGCTGCTGCTAATTACCCATCTGCTACATCACCTTATAGTGGACCAATTGATTTGTCAACCGATACTTCAATTGATAGTCGTAAATTTATGGTGCCATTTCAAGGTGGATTCGATGGACATAAGCCAAATCTTCAAAAGAAAACTGGTGTTCATATAGTAGCTGGTAACACACAAGGATTTAATATTACAAATGCAAGTTCACCGGGATATACTTCATATAAAAAGGCACTCGATACAATTTCAAATGCAGATGAATTTGATATTAACATGGTTGTTACTCCTGGTGTTATACATTCACTTCACCCATCAATCACAAACTATGCAAAATCAGTGTGTGAAGAACGTGGTGATGCGTTTTATGTGATGGATGCATCACATATAGATGATAATATAACAACGATAGTTTCTACTGTTGAGGCATTAGATACAAATTACGCTGCAACATATTATCCTTGGGTAAAGATATTAGATACAGATAGAAATAAACCAGTATGGGTTCCACCATCCGTTGTTCTTCCGGGCGTTATTGCATTTAATGACCGTGTTGCAGCTGAATGGTTTGCTCCTGCAGGTTTGAATAGAGGCGGTTTAACAGAAGTTATTGAAGTTAAATCACGATTAACACAAACAGAAAGAGACATATTATATGAAGGTAGAGTCAATCCTATTGCAACATTCCCCGCAACTGGCGTTTGTGTTTGGGGACAAAAAACATTACAAGGAAGACCCTCTGCTCTTGATAGAATAAATGTACGTAGACTTTTAATTGCTGCTAAGAAGTTTATTGCTTCTTCCACAAGATACCTTGTGTTTGAACAAAATACTTCTCAAACTCGCGCTAGATTCTTGAATATAGTAAATCCATATTTAGAGTCAATTCAACAACGTCAAGGTTTATTTGCTTTCCGTGTTATCATGGATGAAAGTAATAATACACCAGACATTATAGACCGTAACATTCTGTATGGACAATTGTTCTTACAACCAACAAGAACTGCAGAATTTATAGTATTAGATTTTAATATTCAATCAACAGGCGCTGCATTTCCTGGTGCTTAATGAAATAACGGGGAGATGAAATATTCTCCCC